ATGTATTACCTGTATAGCCTATCACTGTACAAGTATTCTTTTCTGGTGCTTCACTACTCCAGACGATATAATCATTATATGATACGTTCAGGTTCTTTAACTCGCCATTTTCATATAGATTTGAATTACCACTGTAGCTTAAATTACCATAATTATATACTAATCCATATGTGTTTACAATATTATTTACTGGTATTTTAAAGGTTGTGGTATCAGATACAATATCATAATAGTAATCAGTATATGTAACATTATTACCTCTTGATACCTGTGAACTAACATAAAGACTTGCGGGATAGTTGTTTATGATTTTTTCGACACTAATTCTCAAAAATTCATATGCAGAACCGAATCTAATAAAAGTATTAAGGTCAGATTTATCGAGATTTAAAACGGCATTTGTATTATAATAATTAATGATTGTGGATTGAACATCATTAACACCCATTGAATCTAATGTGACAGTACGAACAAAAGAACTTAATGTGTTGGTATAGTCAATATATTTTCTGTTATCAAAATTTGATGTGACGCTAAAGCTACCAAAAGAAAATATCGTTTCGGATGCAATGTTATTGAAATTGACACCATTTAGGTTCTGGTCAAGATTATTATTTACGACTTTTACTTTTGCCACAGGTTTTACATTTACTATAAATACGTTAAAAAGAAAAATCCCAATAAATTACATCGGGATTTTTTGTCTTAGTGTTTTCACGTCAATTTTTACTCCACTCCGTCAATTACACTATTAAAATCTTGTGTGTCGTCTATGTTGGTTCTTTTCTCTTTAACCTCATACAATGGCACGTCTGTGACATCATCTTTTATTTCAAACAGATTGAATTGTTTAGTGATTGCTCTGTTCTCATCATAATATGTTAAGACACCATTCTGTACGTCTTTAATCTGTTCACCAGCAACAATATTTGCTAATGTATCTATTGTGTTTTCAACCAAATCAACTTCGACCACTAACGGTGTGAAGTATGTGTTGGATATTAATATTGTTTGTCCAACATTTCCAATAAATGGAAGTGCGTTTGGCTTAACGTCAGATGAACTACTTGGTGTTAGTTGAAGGAATATTAATGTACCGCTATCATCGAAACGATACCTGATTGCTTTTTGGGTTGTATTTCCAACATTTTCACTTACTGGAACAACCTTATTTGAAGTAACAACATATCTGACAGTATTTCTTAGCTTACTACCATCAGTGTTGATGTATTCTATTCTAAATCCCTGCATTGCATTATTTCCTTGGAGTTCTTCTGGTAAGCTATTCATGTCAACAACAATCCCCTTTACTGTTGGAAGTGCTGATAACACACTACAATCAACAATAACTGTTGTCGTGGTTCTTGGTTTAATGTATATCGTATATATACCTAATTGATTGAATATTGTGGCAGGTAATACTAAATTATATAACCCTTCTAAAAGGTTGTCATAACCAGCAGTTTGGTCAACAACAGGTAATTGACAGTCTTGCAATAAGTCTGATGCATCTAATTCAAATATTTCATTATTGTTATCGTTTCTACTGGTCATGTAATTGTAATACATCTCGATATCTGCGACATCAACGTCTGAGGGTCTTATTATTCCGTATGTTCCTATTGCCATTTTATGTGTTATTAACTATATTAAAGAAACCACCGCCAGCATATACTATCAAATCATTTAGGTTATTAATATATTCTAATTCATAGTTTTTATCAAATGCAGATAATTCCTGTCTTACTATAAATACATCATCCTTAATTTTTGGATTGCTAATGATATTATCTTTTTTAGGGTCTTTATATATTGGAGCAAAAATGAAATTTGCACTTGCAGTGCCTTGTGCTGTGAAGCTAAATGTCGTACCAGAGGTTGTACCTGTGGTAACATCGACATACCTTATGCCTCCAATGTAATAAACAACGGTTTCTGGAGGATTTGATGTGTTTATATCAACACCATCGGAAGCATAACTACCACCAGTCACATACTGGTCAGCAAACACTGTTGTGACCGTATATTTACGCAATTCACTTAACCTACTTGTTGATTCCCCTGTTACTGTCATTATGCCATAATTTTATTTGATTTCCTTTCAAACTCATTTAATAAATGTGCGTGTTCTGGAAAATCTCTTTCTATTCTATATTTTATTTTTTCAATAACCTCTGGTTTATATTTACTGTAGCTCCACATATGAACATACCCTATTTCTGATGCAATGGGATACCAATTATAATTACGTTTTATTATCTCAGCCTCTGGTATGATTTCCAATGGCATGATATTTCTTTCTTGTGTCATGTAATATAACAACGATTGTTCGGATAATAAAAACATGCTGTCATATTTTCTCCTATTCTCCTCAAAATCACCACTCTTTGAAAGTGTTGTTAATATCTCATGAACTTTATTAACATAATCGTTTCTGAATACCAAATCATTGAATCCAACAACACCACAATTATATGCAGTAAACCCATATTTCTCCCACTCGATACCACACAGGTTATTATTAACAAATGGGTGTTTTGAACCAAGATAATCTCTCACGAAGCATTCCCCCATAATCTTCTCGTTTTCCACATTCTGCACAACAAGTGGGTATTTACCGCTACTCATTTTATCACCAATAATGTCCTTAAAGAAAAACACGTCACCATCAATATGTATGAAAGGTTCTTCCTGTAACGAATATGTTTTTATTTTACCCCACACCCAAAACTTACTATCAATCCCATCCCTATCATAATTAACAATATGTATATTATCATAAGGTATCAACGAATACATATCATATGCATACTCATCACAATACAAATCAATCTGATAACCCAACTTTTTAATTGATAGTGCACTCAATAAATAAGTATAAAAATTCTTACTCAAATATTTCTCATCATATTTGTTATCAAAATTCTTTTTCCTTGCTGGTGTTGACCATAGCGAATGTACGTACCTCATATTCAATAAATTATAATAAATCTTCACCAATACCAATCGACTGGTCACCATAATATCCATACCCTACACCAGCATCAAAGAACCCGATATCCTTTGCCACTGCAGTGATGCCAATCTTAAAAACATAGACCGCATCTAAATCGGGTGTAATAACAATATCACCACCCGTTGTTGTTCCAGTGGTTAATACCTGTAATGCTTTTTTCTTTAGTTTTTCCATTAACTAACCTTCTTTCTTAAAAATACTCTGATGTCCTTTGCTGGATATTTAATCTCAAACATTGAATCTTCTTCTGAATATATTGTGTTATTGACTGGTGTTATTTCGCCAGTACTTGTATTGGCTATTGCCTGTGAAACGGTATTTACAGAATAATTACCACCAACTTTATTATAAACGGTTATACCAATAACATTTACAACACCATTCGCATTAAGTATTTCTTTTTGAAGTCTACCAAGAAAAATATCCTGATTCATTTCATGATTGTAGATATTAAGGTACTCCCTAACAATTGATATGACGCTCGTTGCAATTTGATTATCTGCAATGTTTTCAACATACATATCAATATCGAACGCTAAATTAAATATCTTGCCATCTTTAACCTCAACATAATCATTAACCATTCTGTATTGACTAAGATATTCGGTGATGTTTGCCTTTAATAGTGTATTGCTTGAATTATTTAATTTACCATCAGCACCAATATCGAGTATTGGAATCATTACCTTGTTATTTAGCTTAATAACGTTTGCTCGAAAGGGCGAACCGAACTTCCCGGGCATCTTATACACTTGCATAAGATAATCACTCAGAGTCACATCTCTATATTGTGAAGAAAAATTATATTTAATTAATTGTCTTATTTGTTCAACACTTAATCCATCATTACCACCAATTGCAGGTATTGGATTTGAAACCTTTAAGCTCCTTATCACATTTTGCTTGTAATCCTGTCGAGAACCAGTGCATTCTAATGTATAATTACCCAATTGTGTTAAGATTTTTGCGCCAACATTTGAATTACTTCCACCACCAGTGCGATATTTGACAAATAATGTATAATTAGCTTTTAGTTTCACATCTAAAGCCGTGTTATTTAAAAAGTTTTCGAGGAAATATTTATTGCTGACCCCTTCTTTAAGAAATCCATCCTTAAATGCGTCTGCATCAACGTCTCCAGACCCAAAAGTAATTTTACAATAACCATTTGCAGTAAATTCTTTTATAAATTTTTCGCTTACGTCTGTCCATGTTCCAGCAACAATCCCATCGGTGTTATTGTTTGGCTGAGATGCTTGTTCGTTTTTAGTGAAAATTCTTTGTTGTGCGAGATAATCCACTTCATAATAACGAAAACCTGATGGGTTTGTTGATTCAGGATTATTAAATTGAGCATTAGTTGGATTATTTGTCCAATTAGTGCCTTCCATTAATATGATGCTCTCGATTTCGAGTACATCTGGGTCGGGTAGTGTTATAGTAAAAAACGGTTTTACGTCCTCTGTTGATATGGTTCTTTTATAGATGTTTGATGTGCCATTAAGAACCACCTCTCTTTTGGTTATGGTATAGCTAACAATAACACCATTCGAATCTAAGTTAGGAATTATTGAACGATTGGGGTCACCTAAATTACTATATGCCGAATCCCAATCAACATCATTTTGTGTTTCAAATATTTTACTGCCTCCAATTACTTGTGCACCAGCAATCAAAGTAGGATAATAACTTGTATCAGGTCTATCACCAAGCACAGGAACTAAAACACTAAAATCAACTACGGTAACACTTGGTCTTTTTGCTGGGATATTAAATCCCATGTTTTTAGCAATGTTTAGAATACTTGCTCTCTGTTGTGCGTATTCAAGTTGAGTTTCCTGAAATACCCTATCGGTATTTATACTCAAGTTATTAGCGACACCCGCATTGAGGTCAATAAGCATTGCACCTACACTCGAATCCGTAAAGTCTGAAAGAACTTCAGGATATGTTTGTTTAATCAAGGCAATCAAGTCTGTCCTGATTTCCCCGAAAGTTCTACTTCCGTATCTAATTACATTTGTTGTTTCTGTTGTTGCCATAGTTTAAAAATTTAAATCTAATTCACCGCTTTCACTAAAAGTGTCTTCGTTATAACTGAATTGAATATTTACATTTAATTGTGTTTCTGGAATAGCTTCTCCAGTATCGTTTTCATTCCAATTAAACGTGACTTTATCTATTGTTAGTGACGGAATATATAATGAAACAATTCTCTTGATTTCCTGTTCTACATCGGCAGCAGTTAAGCTATCGTTAGGTTCAAATATATATTTTAAAAGGTTTGTGCCGTAATCAGGTTCATAATATCTCTCACCCCTCTGTGTTAATAACAAGAGAATTAAATCAGAACTAAGTGCTTCTTTAGTTACTGTTGTTAATTCAAAATACGTGTTTGTACTAACATCATCACGAAGCGGAAATTTAATATTATATGAAATCATTGCAATAGATTTTTCTATAAATACTTATAAACAAAAAAATCCCGACAATTGTTGTCGGGATTTATCTTTATTGGTGTGTAATTATTTGTTACGTTGCAAAAACACCTTTTTTTCTACCACGCTTTGCCTTAGTAGCAGCTTTTTCCTCGTCTTCTCTTTGTTTCTGTGCGTCATATAATGTTTTGATTGACTCGTGTAGTATAACCACAGGAGTATCACCATATTTTTTCTGCACACCAGTATAGGTACAGAAATCTGGTTTCTCCAGAGACACCGCATCACTGTCATTAACCTGAACCCCAGCAAGGCATTCATCAACAGCCATTTTTTGCAGGTCTTCTGGTAGCTCGTTAAATACATCCTCGTTGATAACTATTGCAAAGTTAATACCTTCACTAAGTACTTGAACAAGGTCGTTTGATTTAACGATTTTACAAACATCATTTTTTTGCTTGTTATTACAAAGCACTTTAAATTCAACCCAATGTGGTATGTTTGTATTATCCCTTACCCCATCAAATAATTTCACAACGTCCTCAGACGCTTCTTCAAATTTTGCCATAAAAATTGTTTTTTAATTGTTAATAATAGATTTATATTTAGAACGGATTTGTTCCATTTTTAATGCCAAATCACCAAACATTGGGTCTTCGGCTTTAAATTCTTCGCTAAAGTTTTCATCAAGTTCCTTTGTGAACTCCAGCATGTCCACAACACTGGCTTTCACCAAGTCTTCAATTTCGATTAGTGTTGCAAGCTGTGCGTTAACAGTATCTTGCTTCTTAGTCAGAGCCATTTGCTTTTCATATTCAGAATTAAGTTCTGCTGCTTCTTCTTTGCTCACAGATTCAGCATATCCAGTTTCATCCAAACGGTCTGTAACATCCTTAAATGGTTGCGTCTTTTCGTCTGCGAGTTTATCAATTTCGTTTATTTTTCTTGCTGCTTCGGAATTAAAATCTCCTTCCTCAACAGATTTCTTTAAGTTTTCTAAAAAATTTGATGCCATAATATTAAGTTTGGTGTACACCCATTGTTTGCATTTCAATTCCATCGAACTTCAATACGTCATGTGTGTCATTATAATTTATTCTTTTGTTATATTTGCCTATGCCGAATCCCATGATTTGACCATATTCGTCACGAATAAACACTTCTTTAATGTTTATTATTTGTTTAAAAACATCAGAGTCTTCATCAAGTTCTGTTGTTTTGAACTTCAAAGGTATAAAAAATTCTAACTGTCTGTGTTCAAAACCAATTTTTTTTATGTGAAGAAATTCTGATAGCTCTTCAATTTTATTTACCGCCTCTATGTCACGTACAGCACTTATTGGAAACTGAAATTGTTTTGATTTTTTTTCTATGTCTTTAACCTCATATTCGTCAAGCGTACCTTCTTTCCTTTCAACAACATCCATAACCTTTGCTAAACCGACTTCAATTGGTTTATTGTTAAAGATGTACATGAGTTCTAAGTCGTCATCTTTTGTACGTCTTTCTTCAAATTCAAGTAATAATACCTCTCCAATTGTTTTCCCAGCATGCTTATGCTTATCATCAAAGAACCCATAATGTTCATATCTGCGACCATAGGGGTCTTTCATGCCGTAGCTTGTCCCATGCTTATCGGCAGCAACCGCCATTTGACGTGGAGTCGCTGTTCTGATAAACTTATCGGCTTTTTTTAATACCTCATAATAATCCTGAACATATTTCTCATCTGTTTGACCAGCATAGAATTTCTCAAGCAATTGATTCCTGCTGCGCATTCTTTGCGTATGATTATTTCTTTCGTCTAAATCATTCGGGTCTGCTTTGAGAATTTCTTGTTCTGTATTAAATAATGCTATACTAATAGTAACCATTATCATGTGGAACTTGAGGTAAAGCCACAGAAGTATGTTCTGGAAAAATTTACGCATATTATTCTTCTCTATTAAAAATCAATTTTTGTGTGTCCTCACTAATAACACCTAATTCTACTGCTCTATCCATTCTTTCTCCAACATTGGTTTCTTTCATGTATTTATTGATTTTCTCTTCTCTACCAATAAATTCCTTAGAAATTTTCTTAAAGAGTTGTAATTTTTTATAAATATCTCTTCGAAAAAGAAAGATGTGAATTTTCGAAATAAACATTTTAAATCTATCACCAAATGAAAGCGGGGTTTCAGGTAGTTCAGGAATTGCTGGATTATAATTAACGGCACGATAAAAAAATCTTTTATAATGACTGCTATTAATTATTTCCATAATTTCTTTGGCTTTCTTATCTCTACCAATGTCGTTTAATTTAAATTCAATCTCTTCAACTAATGTCAGAAAAGCAGGGTGATATGTAACCAAGTATTTCGATAAAAAATTTTTGTTAAACCACTTGGATGTTTTCTTAAATAATCTCATAATTTCTGTTTTTAAGCTATCTCTAATGTTTTGGCAACTGCTGCTTTATAGAAGTCAGCACGTTTTTTAGTTACTGTTGCCAGATTATAATCGTCTTTAAAGTCCTCATATAGCTGCTCACCCAAACGCTTACGTAGGTCAGCATCTAATATCAACTGTTTCAGATACTTCTTCCAGTACTTGTGTGCGTTTTTCACTGCTGGAATCAATACACAGTTTTCCATGTGTTTACCATGAACATTATATGGTGGAATGTCACTACAAACGATGGGTAATTTACGTGTCCAACATTCAACCTGCTTTAGATTAGACTTCATCCTATTGAACTCATTATCGGCAAGGGGTGCAAGCACAATATCAGTTTCATTCAATACACCTGCATATGTGTTAGCTTTCTGTGTCCAACGTCTACCAAAGTTGCCTTCGTTTTCATAATCAACATTCCTTTCGAAATTCATAAGCCACTGAAGATAATCAGGGTCTTGAATTAATCTATGGTTATCTGTTAGGATTTTTTCATAAACAAGATAAACACTTTCTTCTGACTTAATGTCTCTTTGTGCGCTACTAAAGATTTTATCCCTATATTTGTCTTTCATTTCCTGTGAAATCTTCGGTATTTGGTCAACATCGCCTCTGGATTTATTGATTGCTTTTACTACATCGTGAGTCCATAAACCCATCCTTTGAAGTTCAGCACTAAATTCTTGATTAAATGTGATATCAGTAGTACTACCCTCAGTATCCCAACCAGCAATTGTTATTTTAAACTTGTTTCTGGTTTCAGAATTAGCTTGTAATACATTTACCACACCGTCAAGTTGTTGAACATCGCCCATGTGAGAACTACCAGCCATATATGTAATTCGAACCAATCCGTCTGGGTCTGGTTTCCATTTATCTTGAAATTGTTTCATCCATTTCGGGTCAACGCTGTTATATAGTACACCAACATTATCCTTACCCGTTATCTTCCTAATTTCTTCAGCAAATAAATCTGTTGTTGTTGTCACATAATCAGCTATTTTCAGGTTTTCAATGATTGGTACATATAACTTCTTTTCCTGACTCATTTGATAAAATGGGTGGTCTTTATGTAGTTTCCAATAGTCATCAATATCTACGATTAATATTGTTCCAGATTTTCTTAGTTCTTCCGCAAGTTTCAACATTTGTCCAGTATCACCCAAGAATTGACGATGATAGTGAATAATATGAAATGATTTAAGATAATCAACGATATCGGGGTCATTAAAATCCAAGGTTGGATTTATTTCCACGAAAAATTCATCGCTGTGATTTCTTTCCAGTTCTTGTGCTGGTGTTAAGGTTCTGAAGTAGTTCACTCCTGCTCCATCAAGGTTATAGAATAAAATTCTGATTTTACCGTCCATATTCTGCTTATAAAATATTATAAAATAATGTAATTTATTATAAATACGTAAAAATAACCTAAAATGATTAAAGATGAAAGGGTTTTAAAAAAAAATGCCAACAATTTGTTGGCATTTTAATGTATTTGATTGATTGTTAGCTGATTATTCGTCAGTTTCTTCTGTCTCTTTTTTTGTGGTTTTCGTTTTTTTAGATGCGCTGTACTTGGGAGTTTCAGTATCCTCTTGTTTTTGTGGTGCTACTGTCCTTTTTGTCGCTTTGGGTTTAGCTGGTGCTTCCTTCTTAGGTTTTGGTGTCCCTTGAAGAGAAACTAACTCTGCTTCACTTATTTCAGAAACGGTAATTAGGTTTTTTACCCTTAATCTATGAACTGATAGTGGCAACGAACGAGTTGTCAAATAAACACTTTCTTTGGGTTTTACTGTGATGGTTTTCTTTGTCATGTTATCAACATATTCGATATCCAACGGAGAGTTGGCTTTGAAATCACGCTTACCAAGAAAGTTTGTTATGTTTGTTATTTTAAATGTACTCATGTTATTATTTATTTTAATCCTTGAATTAATGTATCGCCATATTTAATACCATCAAATCCCATTTTCTGTGCCTTTTCTGCAATAGCCTTGTTTTTTAGATTGATGGATGGCATATTATATTGTTTACTTATTTCTTCAAAATTCACATTAGGAAACCAGATTTTCGCCAGAATTTCAACTGGTTGTTGACCATCTTTATACATGAAACCCAACGCATGAGTATCTAATAGATTCTCAAACTCTATCTGATATTTATCGTAGCCTTCAAGTGGTTTCAGCATAAAGAAATTACCAACAACAGAATTATCGCTGATTGGGTCTTTTCTATAACCAATAATAGTTTGCTGGTTTGCACTTGATGTCTCCTGCTGCACCATAGAATTATCTTCTTCTAATGTATTTAAGAACTGATTTTCATCATCCCCATAATAATTAATGGTGTCTTGTACCTCAACCTCTTCCAGTCCCTGTGATTGTTCATATTCATAAATGTCTTGAATCTTATTTAAAACCCTTGCAGCATCCTTTTCATTTAATCCTACTTTGATTGCTTTAACTTTATTGTTATCAAGCAACCCACGAACCATTCTATGATGACCATCAAGAACCTTATTGTTTTGAGATATCCAAATAGGGTTCATATCATCGCCATTTACCTTTCCAACTTCATCACTGATAGTAATTCCTTGTAGTGGCTCTAATTCATTTGGGTCTACTTCGACAACCTCATAACCCACACCCTCTTCATCAAGCTTTTCAAGCACAACATCATAGGGTGCATTCATCTGTGGAAGAAAACGTGGTTTATATCTCATGTCAATCATACGAATATTTTACTATAAATACTATAATCTTATTTTTTTATTTCTTTATCGATGAAATCCCAACTATCTAATTGAATCCAACCGTGTTTTGTATTGATTTCAAGTTCAGCTACTGGAATTTCTCTGGTAGTAATCCATTCGAACCCTTCATTCTTTTCATATTTAGGTGCTAATTTAAAATCTTCGGTTTTCTTTGTTCTCAATACAACACCCCTACCAGAACCACCTTTCATGGTTGCATAATAACTTGCTACTTTTGGTTTACTTGTGAATGAAATATACGGCTCATTATTCCCAGCAGCATTTATTCTCATTCTACCATCACGTTGAATATGATACCCAGCACCATCATTTGTACCATGATATACATATTCACTATCTGCAACAAAATTTTTTATTTCTTCATTAATCATGCGTAATAAAATGTTGCTGGTTTCCATTAAGCTAATTCTGTCGTTGTTTACATAATAGATGTTATATTGAACCTTTGGTAATATCAGGTCTTTGATTTTTGTGTATTCAGTAATTTTATTCTGCATACCACCAGCAAAATCATCATAAACCACAATCTCCTCCAAGTCCTGATTATAGTTCTCTATTTTCAGAATCACATCTCCCTTGTCTTCAGCACCTCTTTTAGTTATGAGTTCATCGACAACAATACCGTTCAACGCCAAGATGTTTTCAAGTTGAGGTCTAAGTTTCTCCATTCTGGAAGTCAAAATAATTGTAGTAGTATCTGGGTCTGCCATATCAGCCTTGAGTAAAGCTAAGATATTTGGGAATGGTTTGATGTCGAACACATCGGTGTCCAGACTTTCAGCACGACCCCACCATCCTTTATGTGGATATGGTTCTCCTTTTACCTTTTCCCATTGTGGTTTTCCAGTTTCTGGTTCAGGACTGTCCATTAATGTCCCATCAAAATCATATACTGCCAATCTTTTCATAATAAACAATCGTATTTCATTTCATTTATGTTTCCAATTTCATCACAATAAGGGATGAACAATCGTTTTGGTATAATATACATATCCATTTCTTTAAACACGCCCTTTCTTTGCTCCACCCTTTCTTTCTTCTTATATTCAATTTGATTCATGTTATCAACAATGCAATCATGAATTCTTTTTGTTTTGGCAATATATGTGGTAGTGCCATCACTTATAATCCAGAACTCGGCTTTTGTAATTAAAAGTCCTGACTGTCTACCGAACTGACCAACCTCAATACAGATATTACCACTCACACTACCCATTTCATCAAACTTACATTCAGCAGTCTTATAGTTAACCAGACTGTCTTTCATTAAAACAATATCATAGAAACTATATTCCTCTTTTTTCATATTTTTATATGCAAGAGGGAAATGTTTTTGGTTTAGGTCTTGTAATGTAAAATCCTCGAACTCAAAACCCATTTTAGATGATTCAATCCAATCCATTATCTCGGTACTTCAGTTACTATTCCAGTCAGTTTCAATGGAAATCCAATTGGTTTCCAGTCGGTTAATTTATTTGAGAAGAATGGCTTACCACCGCCCTCAATATTTACAGCTAATGTTATGTGTGGTTTAGCATTGTTTGTTGGATATCCTTCGACACCAACAGCAATAACTAAATCATCAATAGCATAATCTAAAACGGTCAAGGTAATTAATTCCTTATTATCCATATCCTCTTCTTCCTTAGACCCCGTTTCAAGTTTACCCATTTTTATTGTCATATGATGTGCATATGGTTTCCAGCCTTCAGGAATCATCTTACCGAAAACCTTTAATAGTTTAGCGTGTGATTCATCGGTAAGCACAACAGCACTATATGCAATATTTTTTATTTCTTCTTCTGCAAGAAATGTTTTATCTTTCAAGATATTGCCTTCTGGAGTATCCATAACATATTTACCATCAACATACATTTCCTCAATTTTTAGTTCAGTATTTTTAAATAATCTAATTTCCTTCTCTTCCTCTCCAAGACTTATATCCATGTTTAAAATAATGGTATCGTGCCAGTTAACGTGTTCTTCACGCACAGAAGATTTTATTTGTACTCTCAGTCCACCAGAATGACCCCAATGCGCTTCTGCTGCTGCTTCATCCCATGACCAATATATTCCAAGATGTTTTCCTGATTGTGGGAGCTTTTTAAGCCAATTTTCATCCACCGTCATTTCCCTCCAAATGTCAATTGTTCCATCTGGTTTAATTACATCACCAATATTATCAACAGCCGTGTCATATCTATGATATAATTCATCCCTTAACCAACCTTCAAATTCTGGGTGTTGTTCCAATTCCCCGTCCTCTTGGTCTTCGAGATGGTATTCATATTTGAAATATTCTAAATATCTTTCGTAATTATCACTACGTTTTAATTCTTCAATATATTGAGGTGTCACAATATTATCAAAACTAATTGAGTTTATTGACATCTCATTTAAAACACCTTCATTCATTGGACTTGGATAGCTATTATATTCCTTAACGATAGGCGCATTTTCTTTCGCCAAAGCTAATAAATCTTCTCGGTTATTCCTAACAATATCTGCATAAATTTTAATTAATAATGATTTCTTCATTTTACCAATATCGTTTCCATTGGTTATTCCGATTTCCTTTAAATCATTACCATTTGCAGCCAACTCATCTTCATTCTTAGGATATTTACCCTGTAAAAGTTCCTGTGCTGCGGTTTCAATTGCTTCAGGTAGTATCTGACTCTCAAGACTTTGTGGTGCTTTCTTAAACATATTTGAAGTAACTGACCTTGCATTAACTTTGGTTATAGGCTCAGTAATTAAATCAGAATTAAATGCTTCGTTTAATGCCAGCATCTCCTTATAAATCTTAGCTTTCTTAGCCTTATCTGTTGCAAATCTCTGTAAGAAGAATTCCGCAGGATTCTGTACTACACCATCCATCATTAAGAATAATAGCTCTGCCATAGTCCTAACACCCTCAAAATCTCTGCGACCTATTTGTGAAGGCAGAATCTGATTTCCAAATATCTGTTTGAATAAACCAGTCTCTACCAGTAATTCAACACCCACTCTTGGGTTGCCTTTGGTTATGATTTTCTCAAATTCAGTTAAAATTCTTTCTGGTGCAATGTTTTTAATTGCAGGCGCAGTGTCTTTAATCATCTGCATGGTTTTTGGTTCAATTCCAAAACCACCGAAACGACTTCCAAATTGAACTGCACGTAGCATTCTCAATGGGTCATCATTGAATGCGTCAGGATTAACTGCACGTATAATTTTATTCTTCAGGTCTTCTTCGCCACCATATGGGTCGATAAGATTACCTTCCATGTCTTTTGCCATTGCATTGATTGTAATATCTCTGCGTTCCAAATCCTTTTCAATTGGTAGCTCATGGTCTGATTTTGTTTCAACATCCTTATGACCTCCACCGCCAGTTGCAGCATCGGTTCTTGGAATAGCAACATCGATATCTTCAGTTGCACCCTCTGGTTTAAATTTTAATATACCAAATGATTCACCCTCAAGACTAACTCTACCATATTTAGCAAGTATTGCCTGAAGTTCCTCAAGTGGGATGCCAGTAACAAGAATATCTAAGTCCTTGGAATCCAGTCCAAGAAATTCATCACGGACTGCACCACCAACACTATATATCTTACCACCAAGCTGTTCGACCTCATCTTTAAAAGGTAGGTCTTGTAACGATAATATTTCTGCTTCATTCATGGATGCAATATTATCAATATTTTCTGAGACTTCCAAATTTTCTGCAAAATCATAATAATCTTCGGGTGAAGGTTCTACTGGTGCTAATGTTTCTGGGTACTTTCTTCTAACATAGTCTTCAATCGAATCCTCGGTATAATCAAAAATCTTACCGATTTCACGAGCTTCTTCAGGTGTTTTATCTGCAACATATCCACCATGACTCATCATAATATCATATAAACGTCTGGCTTGTTTTTCAAATCCGTTGCGATAGACAATATTCATATCCAGACCCTGATGACTTACCTCAGATTGTTTAATTGGAATCAGGTTTAGTCCTGCATCAATAGCTCTTTGTTTATGACGTGCACCATCAACCATTGTTCTCATTATTGGTGTTTCACCGAATCCAATTAACGCCACCCCACGTCTACCATTAATGACTGTTTGTAGTGCGTCTTCATCATAATGTGCCTCACTTGCATCAATATCTTCATCAATGGTTTGTGTTTGCATTACTTTGGTACGTAATACCTGTAAATCAAGATTTTCTGCATCAGCATGGTTTACACCAATAAACCTAATTTTAGGATTTCTTTTCACTGCCATATCAATTGCTGACTTAAATTGATTGAACTTGCTTTCAGCATTACCTTTATATGCATCGCTCATTGCAAGAAAATTCGTATTACCCACCTTTTGTACTGCAAGTCCCTTATCGCTGTCCATGTACTTCATTACGTCCTCGGCATCTATAAGTCCTTTAGCAAGTAATGGAAACATTAATGCAGAGTGTGTTAGATTATAGCCGTCATCAATCATATATAAGTTACCATCTCTATCAAGCCAACCTCTGGCATCATCAGCAAGTCTATTAATTACTTGAGGGTTCATAAAAACATCCTTTCCTTGATAATTGCTAAAGGGTGCTTCGTTTATACTACCCAACTCCAAATTACTTATATCGCCTTGGTTACATGCGGTGCTTGTTCCATCACCGTTTCCACCAAGCTGGCATTTCTTTTTAACAGTAACTGTTTGTGAACCCTTACCATATGACTTATCTCTCTCATTAATATCATTTGATATTGAATCGTAATATGATTCTAATTCCTGTTCAGTTTCAAAATATCTAATGTCTTCGGGTGTGTAATTAACCATTTCACGTCCTTTAATGATTAATCCATCATATCCCAATTCTAACATCTCGTCCCTAACATTTGTTTTTACCTCAAATTCCTTTTTCGCATCATAATAATTATCAATACTGTTTTTCTTACCATATTGTACCACAACATTTTGCAGAAATATTTCAGCATCGTTCCAAGTATTAACAATTTTTGGATGCTTTGGTATCGCACCCACAACAAAATAGACTTTACCATATTTCCTTGCCAATTCTTTATTTCCTAATGCTGCGGTATATAAACCCTGACCAAATGAAGCCATTCCATTATTTTCTTTACCAACTTCTTGCATACCTCTAATCGTAACATTTTTTCTTTTCCAAGATAAAAAATCTGCTCTTGATTCAGTTAACATATACTCATCCTGTGTAGCATCACCATCTACGTGATTATATTCAAGGTCTTCATTATACATTGCAGAATTTGCATCGAGATTGTTTCGTATTGGTTGAGAGGAATCGCCTGTGTTATCATAAGGTGGAAAACCATCTTGTCCAATAGCATCTGGTGTACTGAACTTAGCACTGCCGTCTTCATCTACAACAACCTGTTCAGCACCTTTAGGTTCAAAATAGTCAGTACCTGAACCAACATCAAAAAACGCTAATGCACCATTCTTTTTATATCCAAGGTTTAATGGATTGAGAAAATCATAACTATCGATACCCTCTGCTTTACTTTCCTCTGCTATTCTAAGTAAACCGCCAAAAAATTCTGCATCTTGTGGGTTCTTTTTAAAATAAGAATTAATTTTTTCCTTATTTACTTCTTTATGATTCCATTCTTCAAGGTAGTGTTCAATTACATCTGGAATTTTAACATCCATGATTTTTTCAAATGCATATTCTAATCGGTCATATCGTCTTACTATCTCAGTGTCAGTATCAAGCTTCTCTAAAACGATTGCATACGTATCTGGAATTTCATGTGATTTTGACTTAACCTCATAAACATGAAATATCTCAGCCACATATTTTAATTTTTTATCAATAAGCTTTAGATTTTCAACCGCCTCACTTTTATCCTTAGTAATTTTAAGCACTCTGTCATTACCAATATCATACGCAATACCATGTCTACCACCTCTCATATATGTTGGGTTACCTAATCCCTTTTGTTGTGCGACCTGCATCGCTATTTCATCGGCAGTCTGCCTATCATATTCTTCTGTTAGATTTTCTTGTCCTTCTGGTAGCAATATGGTATTTTTATCTCCGAAAGTAGGTTCATCTGCCTTATAATCACCAACATCAAAATATGTTAATACACCATTTTTATATCCAAGATTTTCATATCGACTAAAATCATTGCTATTAATGCCGAGACGAACCAACTCATCTTTAATTGCAAAAATACCTGAAATAAAGGCAGATAATTTCTTTCTTGTGTCTAAATCCACACCAGCATCTGGATTATCTGTTATTACTCTTTGTGGGAGGTCTCTTATTTCATCAAATGCAATAGCAAGTTTTTCACGTCTTTTTTTAAATAACACCCAAACATCGCCCATATACATTTCCTTTGGCATGATTTTCATAATAAGCCTATCGTATTGTTTAAATAGCTCAGTGGGTTTATCTTTTATATTTTCTTCGAATAGTACAAAAAACGAATATTTTGTTTCGGTGTCAATTAATTTATAGATTTCAAATACTTCAGCAAGTGTCTTGGGGTGATTTCTCATGATTTTAAATCCTGCATCAGCCTCACTAACATCTGAGGTTATTTTCATAACAAGATTATCATTTATTAAAAATGCTCTACCCTTTGACCCACCACCCAAATCTTTTTGTGGTCTTGCTATTCTCAACTTTTCAGTGACAGCATTTGCTAAATCAGTTACATATTTAATATCGTCCATTACCTCATAACCCATTATCGGTGGGCGAATGTCAGATTGTTCGTCCTCTTCAGTTATCATTGATAATGGTTCACCATCATAAGAATTTTGTTCAATAAGGTACTCCTGAAGCTTAATTAGGTTTTCGTAAAAACGTTTTGGATTTTTAGCATGATTAAGTACTTCTTTAAGATTACCAACACACTCATTAAAGCGTTCCATTAAATATGGCATTACTGTTAACGCTCTGCTTGGATAGTATTCTCTGTTTGAAACGAAGTCAATAAATTGTTCATTGATAACAGCATCGCTATTATCACCCCCATCATCAACACTATAGGGTATTTGTGCCCACATACCCCTGCGAGTATCAATAGCATCTTGTGGTGGCATATCTCCGAGAATATCGTCATTGCCATCAAAGAAGTTGAAGAGTTCGTATAACTGGAATTTTTCTTTAGCCATGTTCTGAATATAATATATTCATAAATACAGTAATGACTATAAAAGGAGATAAGAAAAAAAGCGCAATTAAGATTGCGCTTTTGCTTTATTTTTTTGTTGTATCTCTTTTATGGTTTCGATTACCACCGTTCGTATCAGGTCTTTGTTTTCATGTAGTACCTCTTTTATTCTTTCGACAGCATACATTTCAATGATTGTGCCTTTGATTGCTTCTTCGAAAATAGGACCGAGACTTTCTGTGAGGTATCCATTAACAATATTCTTAACGTTCTCGGCAAGATACTGTTCGTTAAGCTGTACAGGTGCTCCTGCTTGTTGTGGTGGCTGGTTTGCCATTGGTGCACCAACCTTTGGTGCTTCAATATATGAAGACATTGATTCAGCGAGTGTTTGTTTTCTCTTTTTCTCAAGGTCAGCAAATAATTGTTCGTCCCTTTCAGGTGACATATCAATTGGTTTGCGTGGTTGTTCTGGTGCAGCCACTTCCTTAACTGGAAGTCGTGCTGATTCACCATGCTAGACAGCTACTTTATTATCAACCGATTTAACTAATGAACTTGATGCGGTTTCCCTACCAGTTTGTAATGATTCGAGAAGTCCATTTAAAAATACATCACGTGGTGCAACTCCTACACCTACAGGTTCACCTAAACCAGATGAAACCATATTTTTCTCTTTCTTTCGATTATCTATTTCGTTCTTGAGTTTATTTAAATTAATATTTTGTGCCATTTTATAAAATTTTATTATTTTTTATAAATACTAAATTATTTGAAAAAAGTTTTCTTTTCAAACGGTATTGTTGGTAATTCAGCTTCTTTTATTTCTTTTTTTGCATTATTTTCGATGTCCCTTTTTAGTCTTTCCTTGCTTTTGTTATGGAATTGAGAGTTGGTTGGTACATTTGTATTCACAAGACTATCAACCAAGTGTGGCAATGTATCAATAATTGCTGCATCAGGAATATTTTGCTTATCTTTGTCGGTTGCCAGCATTAATTGGAAGTTATTATTGTCATCAACAACCACCAAATATTTTCCATGTGCGGTTTTTTGCACATTACTTGCAAGTCTCTTTAATTTCTTCACATCATCAGCAGTAATTTTCACCTTACTCTTATTACCTGCCCTGATACTATCCCATCTTGCCTTATTACGGTCTGCTCTCGACATTGGTTCATCAGTCTGTGGTTCACCTATGTGGTGTCCAACATATTCAGGTTGTGTTGATGTTGAAACATAATATTTGATATCACTCATATCCGCATCTGCGCCCTCATGATATCTTGGAGGTATCATTACACTACCATCTTTATTATTAAATTTTCTTCCCATTGGATAAACATGGGTTATTTTATCGAGGTTAAACATACGCCAACCCGGTTTCTCACCCTCTGCATCACTAAAATAGTCGTGTCCATAACTATCCTTACGTGTTGGTCGATGTTGAAAGTCATAACTGTTTCTTGGATTGTCTTGCCACGCCCTTAGAACCTGATTACCAGAATCTTTATGTGTACCAAGAACATATGGTCTTACTGTTCTACTACCAGAAGTCTCACCATCATCACCACTATAGTTAATATAAATCCATTCGTGGTTTTGAATAGCTTTAATTATCTCGCTTTCACCAACACCTTCAGTAAGAAGATGACGAAAGTTTCTGATATTTTCGAACAATATTTTATCCTCAGAAAACATATTATACTGTACCTGCGTTATATTCTTTACCGCCTTTTTGAAATTTATTCTTTGCAATAGAACATTCTCTGGTTCTGATGTCAGTAGTCCCACCAACTTGACCATTTACTTCACCCTTACCGTCTTCATCACCTGTTGATAATGCGTCAGGATGACCTGCTACGTATGCACTATTATTGCCATAATCATTTCTGGCAACACTACATTGTCTGAATTGTAGGCTTATGTCCATTAATCTGCTGCCACCACCAACGCTCTCGTCTGGAAGGGCATTAAAAGTTGTTTTATCTGCCATTTTTTTTTATTTTAAATTCTTCGTGTTATTTATTATAAATACTTTAATCATATTTTTTAAAGGCAAGCGAAATGTAATCAACCAAATTCGGTACTACGTCTAAATAGTTCATCTCATCAATACCATACCAACCATAATTGGTGTTCTCTTTCGTATCAAGCTCAATATCTGTTGGTTCTCCGTCATATCTGCAGACGAACATGTGCTCAATACTGTTTGAATTTCTTTCAATCGTAAATGATTTAATAAATTTCTTGATTTCCAATCCAGTTTCTTCTTCAATCTCTCTTTCAACAGCCTTTTGTGGGGTCTCACCCTTCTCAATTCCACCACCAACAAGTGCCCATTTATTTGGTTGCCAAATCTTTGGGTCATCAACCCGCTTCAATAATAGAATTTTATTGTCTACATTAACAATTATAGCTACTGCATTTTTTTCCTTTTCTTTCTTTTCTTCCTGTAACGTTAATCTCGGTGTTTGAAATGGTTTCAAGTCCGAGTCCAAATCGTTTGTCACAGCACGCCTGTTTTCTTTAGACCTCTGGACTGCTGCTGTGTCTTGAGTTAAGCTTGTTTCAACAAATTTTCTCATGGCATCACCACCAGCTAACGCATATCGAATACCATCGGTTTGCGGATTGGCTTTATCAAAGTAATTCTTCAATCTTCTCATCCAATCATAGCTTAGATTAGGCTCGTTAAGGATGTTTTTAGCTCGTTTAATGCCCTCGGAGTTCGGATAGTTCACCTTGGCTGCTTCGATGCTGTTAAGTATCTCAGTAGGCACTAAATAAGTTTTTCCTTGTAATTGTGAATTAGCCATTGTTTCTCTCCAATAAATTTATCAGCTTATCGATATCTTTTTTCTCAAGTTTATTAATTAAACCCGCAATTTTCTCAAGTTTCTTTCCACGAACACCGTTGTCGTCAGATTTTTTCGTGATTTCATCTTCAGTTTTTTTATCAACGAGTTTTTCATCAAGAATAGACTCATCAATCATTTTTTCAGGTTCTTTAAATGCATCCTCAAAGTATTTTTCAACTATTTTAAGAATCTTTTTTGCATATTCTGCATTAACTTCCTTATCTGGGGTTGCAGTACCATCAACAATCTTCCTGTAATCAGGCTTTAACTTGTTAGGGTTTTTGAAATAGAATTTCACGATTTCAACATACCTATCATACATTAGCTTACCCAATTCATTAATCATCTCGGTTTGCTCTTGATTTTCCTTGCCTTCCAAAAATGGCATAAGAGTAAAACCGAAGCGACCTAACATGTCATATCTAAACGGCTGAGTTCCGATTTTAGCGTTAACGTCAGTTGTTCCTTTGGCTTGAGTATCTGCATTAGCATCGTTTGTTGGTATGTCAGACTTGCCAATTAAACTACTGTCGCCATCAATTATTTCAACCAAGTCTTTCTTTTTTAATTTCATGTGCACATATTTTTATATAAATACTATAAAAAGTTAATATGCACCATCCCCACCATCATCAACACCTAAATATTGTGCAGCTTCTTTCTCGTCCTCACCCTCCTGTTCGATTATATAGTCTTCGAACGCACCTTCGGAGTTTTCGAGTTCAGAAAAAACTTGTTCCATTGTCGAAAGAAGTGGAAGTCCATATTTCTGTTTAAAGCCAGTAAAATATTTTTTACGTTTAGCTATTTCTGCCTCTAAAAAGATATCCCTATCACTCTTAGTCGTTAGTTCATTGGCTCTTAGCTCCAGAAGTTTCTTTTCTTCTTCCTCTTGTTTTCTATCAAGTTCGAGTTCAATTTCACTCTTAGGTACATCCACATTTTCCCTAACAATTTGAAGATAGACTCCATTGAATGCACCTACATGATATTCAGCACCGTCTTTAATCAGCACCAAATCGCCATCAACATACTTCTCATTAATCGATTTAATTCTTGGTTTTTTTATCTCGTCCATTTTATCGTTGAGATGTTTCAATGCGTTCTCATATATCTCATAATAAACCTTGAGTTCATCACTCATTTTAAAACCATTCCAAACCAATCTTGGGTCATAACCAGTTTTATTCCAAAAGTCAACCTCTAAATCTTCTAAGTACATTGATTCTTTAAAATCATCTGAACCAAAATTCTTTAGAACCAACTCATCACTACTGAACATTTCTTTTTTCAAGTCTCCATCTTTTTTGATTTTAACCAGTATCTTCTTCTGAACTTCTGGTTCGAACCCAACGATAAGTGACACCACACGCTTATTGAAAGCATCCAGATATTTTTCGTAATTATATGTGCCAGTCATTTCAGGATTCTCTTGCAGGTCTTCGGCACTAATCAAAGTGGCACAGAATCTCTCAATACCAGTTTCCTTATCCACAATTTTTCTTGAGTCTCCATGTGATTTTCTATAACCAGTATTAACATAATACACCATACTATCTAATTCGGGTTCGGGTGGCATGTAGTTTATAACAAATTTAATTTTATCGTCAATGGTTAGCTTTTCTTCTGACTTGGTGAATCCCAGACTATCCTTATGTTTTTCAAAAAGTTCTGCAGCAATTTCCTCACGTTTTTCAATCAGCAATTCCATATGAGCTTGCATGCCCTTTTCTCTACCATTCTTATCCTTACCTCTTTTCTTATATGCAGAAAGGCTTGTCTTTATCTTGCTTCTACTCGCAATCTTCTTTAATGGAATCTGCATATATCTGATGTCATCACAATAGTCATAATAATAATCAACAAATTCTTTACCGTTGCCATGCAGAATCATATCCAAACCCTTATCAATAAATTCTTCAATGTATTCGGGCATTACTTTGGATTTGATTGTATTACCAGTTAATTTAACCTTTTCCTTAACATCGCCAGTCTTCTTGTCTTTGATTTCTGACATGGTAGCATAATTAATTCTGGAAAGGTTTAGGCAAGAAACGCTATCACCATCATCATCAACACTCATATATGGTGGTTGCATTTCTTCTTTATTAAATTTTTCAATTAATGCCTGAACACCAATTTCTCCACCATATGTCCACATGTCTTCAATAAGTCCTTCTGGTTGGTCATATAATGTGCCGTCATCAGTAACTTTTATTGTTGTAGTATCTGGTATTTTAAAGTTTATACCATCGGTTACTGCAAGTAAAGCAACTAATCCGAAATCACTAAACCAATCAATACCGTGTCTTAGGTGTAATCTACCTGTACACGTAATTCTTGCAGCACATACATTATCTGACCAGTTAAAACTAATGTTTGAACCCAACGCACCAAATAATGAGTTGTTCAAGATTTTGATAGGTAGCTGTTTAACCTTAGACATTGCGATGTCGGCAATAGTAAGTGTGCCATTCACATATTTGTTGTAGATATCGTGGTCGATTTCCTTCAACAGCGTTACTTCCTCATTTTTTAGCTTAGTACCACTGGCAATTTTCTTATATATGTTACGTGTGGTTGTAAGATATAATAGCAATTTCTTCATTACGGCAGTAATGTCGAAAATTGGGAATACATCATCTGATAATTGAATCATTGGATACAAAGATGCGTAGTCAATTTTCTTAATTCTTTTTGTATAGCCGACCTTATAACATCTTGCCAATCCACCACTAAATCTCTCATACTTATCCGACTCTGGAATTGCCAAATCGTTTTCATAACTCCACGCAGTAAGCAGTAAGTTCCAAATCGCTGCAGTACCCATAGTACAGATACGCTGATATGTCGTTGGAACAATTTTCGCCAACATAAATGATGATTGATTATATAGTTCATCAACGTGTTCGGTTTCCCAAAGGTCATCAAGCAGATATTGTCTAAGTAATTTCTTACCACTAATAAAAATGGTTAGTTTTTTCGGCAGTGCTTCGCCTCTAAACCAAGTAACAAATTCAGGATTACTATCAAGATATTGTTTTCTAAGTATCTTATATTCATCGTCCGTTATGAACCCACCAACCTTATTTGCTTGAATTGTATATAGTTTCAATGCGGTTTCCTGATGCACGTCTGGAATTTCAATATAATCATTGGTTTCATTTGTGAGAAATACCTTATTCTCGTGATAGAATCTACCAATTGAGTTATCTTCTCCTTTGATGTATGTACGATTGGGTTTAGCTATTTTTTCAAATTTAGCTATATATTTTAAGCCAGTTTCTTTAAGGTCACTATTAACTGCTGCCGTTCTTTTGGTTGCATGAATAATGTCAATCACAGAATATCCCCACATCTCAGTGGCAGTATATTTGTCTGCGGTATTACCATACTTAACACTAACATTTCCTCGTCTTCTTAGTTGAATTCCATCTTTAAGACTTGTAGGAACTCCACTCAAATCCATTTTCAATTCCTTCGCTCTTCCAAGAATATAATCAAAGTCAAATCCCTCAGAATAATATCCTGAAATAACGGCAGGTTTCAATAGGTGTATTAAATTAAAGAAGTCCTGTATTAATTTGATTTCGGATTCATCATCATTTATTTTCTCAACCTCTAAAATGGTTTCAAAACCCCTATTATCTCTCACACCAATAGCGAACACTCTCGAAATTTGATAACGAAGACCTGTGGTCTCAATATCGAATGTCAGCTTATGCACATCTTTATATTCTTCAAACCCTTTGAATAATCTGGTCTGGTTAGAAACAAAGAATTGTTCGGTGGTTCTCAGAGAAAAAAACCAGTCACGATGTGGTTGTATAATCCTACCTTTCTTATCTCTAATATAGTTTCCATCAATATCTTCAGCTTTTTCATATGGATTGATGCCACCATCTCTTAAATAATTAATGATGTCATTATAAGACCTATGACTTGTTATTTTATAACAATAACCATTCACAAGTCTTTTTTGATTACCTGTTTTTAATTTGGTGATTGTGATACCATACTTAATCTTCTTGCTTTCAATTAATTGTTCAGAATGTCCCTCATATAACTTACGACCAAATTTAGATAGGTCTCTCATATACATAAAAGGTTCGTATTGAACTTTTATTATTTTTGGTTTTTCGTTTGGCTCATGTATAACACATTCAGCAAAATTATATCTTGGGTCGGTTTCGACATTTACAAGATATTTTAGCTTATCGTTATGTCCTTCGAGAAACCCTTTAATCTCGCTCAAAACACTTACTTCATCCATTTTTGACATATTCTGTTTTTATTAAATTACTATTTTTTATATTTTTCCTTTATTCTTTCAATTACGCTACTGAGCACGGATTCACTAACATTGGAAGTGTAGTCTTCGTTGTCAATTACCCTGACAATTTCTTTACGCTTACTCTCAATTGAAGAAAATACGTAATCATCAATTGTGTCTGGAAATATTAGTACGTAGATATTAACGGCACTCTTTTGACCGATTCTATGTAAACGGTCACTAACTTGGTCATACTCACCTACTGAATATGGTAGGGTTAATATGAATAGCTTTGAGGCAGCCGTAAGTGTAAGTCCATAATTACAGGTTTGAATGCTACCAAGAAAATCCAGTAATGAACTGTTGGGGTCTTGGAACATATCTACAATATCTGAACGTTCTTCAACGGTCTGGTCACCAGTATGAAGTGCTGCTGTGTCTCCAAGCAGTTTCTTTAGCTCATAAAGACTTTCTTTGAAGAAATCCACAACCACAACCTTTTCCCCTGTCTCATGAATATTCTCGATTAACTCAATAACGTGTTTCACTTTAATGGAGGTCAAGTATTGCCTTAACCTAATCATGATTGTTAATGGGTTTCTGGTTGGGTGTTCTACGAATTCATTAGCTACACCCGCTTCAATTTCTTCATATACCCTCTGCTCATCATCTGTCATTTCTAACAAAATACGTTGGTATGTTTTATCTGGAAGGTCTTTAAGTGCATCAATTTTACGTTTTCTATGTGTATATGGTGCAATCTTATGATAGAGTTCTTCAAAACGCTGTGCCATCGTATCAGTAATATAACCCCAACCACTATTATAGTCGTAAATCATACCACAATAATATTCATTGAAGTATTTCTTCGTTGCGAAATCCAATGGAGATATTTCATGTAGAACCGTATAGAGTTCATGTGCTCTATTAGGTGCAGGTGTTCCAGATAAGAAAATCTTACTTATTTTCTCGCCTTTAAATATTTTCTTTGTAAACGTTCTTTTGAAATTCTTATAGGTGTTGGCTTTGGTGTTCTTGAGTTTCTGACTTTCATCACAAATAACACAATCTATTTTACCAATATCAAGTTTATCCCATTTAGCTTTAAACCTATCTTTATTGCTTGGATTGAAGTAATCATAGTTTACAATAATATATTTAGCATCTTCGATACCACACTTATTTTTCTTCCAATTTACAATATGTGCATTACTTTTTGTAAATTTCTCCACTTCCCCATAAAAATTAAACTTCAATGAGTTTGGTGTGATGACAACCACCCTTTCAAAGCCATTCATTTCCACATAAAGAATGCTCGAAAGCGTTTTTCCGAGTCCCATCTCGTGGCTAATCAGCGTGTTACGAGTGACATTCATAAACATCGCTGCTACAATTTGATGTGGATATAATTTAATTCCCTCTCTTAATAATGCATGACATTTCTCACTATATTGAACATAACTGGCTTCCAGTTCTTCTTTATACTTAACCCAATGTTCTTTCTTTACATCGAGTTCTGCTATGAACTTGCGCTTTTCGGCTTCGCTGATTTCAATTTTCTTGATTTGTTGAATGAAAACCTTTCTACTGTCTTCGTTACCAAAATCAAAATGAATTTTATTGCTTTTCTTATACTTTTTAATTAAAAGTAGTAGGGAGGGTGTTGTGATTTCCCAACATATCATTAGTGCATTCCATTTACGAGTATCGTCTGGAAGCTCTTTAATGCGTTGAAGAAGTTGGTCATTGGGTTGAAACCTAAGATAATAAGCTAATCTTCTTGGTATTCTCTCGCAATGAACTACAAAAATAGGTGATTGCATAATAAACGTTTATCATGCAAAGATAACTAAATATTTCGGATTGTCAATTAAATTACTGTAGTTTTTGTAATTCCGTCTGAAATGATGATATTTATTTGATTTTGAGTTGGTAATGTAATCTTACCACACCCATACTCTGGATTTAAAAAATCAATCTTAAATTCTCCAAGAAATCTCCCAGCTTTTCTGGTTTGGGATAATTTAAACCTGTATGTAAGGGTATATTTTTCCTCATCAGGATTAGCTGCTCTGTCATTACTGACAACAAGATTTGCTGCAACGTTAGCTATGCGATATAGTCCAGTCTCTGCATCAACCATAGAGAAAGTTACTGCACAGTTTTCCAACATATCATCACTAATATCATATTGTTCTCTTATCTTCTGAATAAGTGGGTATTTTAAATCAGGAAGAGTACTGTCCTTCTTAATAAAAAAATTATTTATATCAAATGTGCTGTAATTCATTATCCTATTTCATCATCTTTCATGTTTGCCATTAATTTTTCACGGTCTGCACCTGCACCCTTAACTCTTTTCTTTATGGTTGCTGCCACACCATCACCTAATAGTCCGAATGTAACCGCATCAAAATTACCAAATGGGTGTCCACTTAATTCAGAATAAAATCTGAAAAGCACAAATGTACATAAAATTGTTGTTAAATATCTTCTCCAGTTATCCTGAAACCAGAATTTCCAGTTCCATTTCTTTGGTGTTTTTGTGCCGAGTCTATCACGTCCAGTTGTTTCAGTTAAACCATAAATGACATAACCAATAATAAAGAAAACCACAAATGCCATTAGTTGAGCTATACTATAATCCCCAAATAATATGTTAAAAAATTCTCCCATTTTCTTGTTTTTAATAAATACTGTTATCTTTTTCTTTTACCGCTTATCTTTTGTTTATT